CCACGACAGAATGTCTTTCAGCGTGCCCCCGGTGCGGAGCGTGCCCTGTGCGGCCTTGGAGTTCTCCAGCGCCTTGATGCCCTGCTGTTGGGCGAATTGGTAGCCGGGCTCGCCGTAGGCGTCCTCGATCGAGGGCGCGCGGAAGCTCTCGTAACTGAACGGGTCGTAGCTGAACGGCTTCGGCGCAACGAACGGCGCGATGTTCGGCAGGTCCGGCGCGTTGAACTGGGGGAAGCTGTAGCCACCGCCGCTGTCGCCACCACCGCCGCCGCTGGAGACCGCACGCGCTTGGCCACGCGGCTGAGTCGTCGGCGTAGTCGGCGCGCCAGCCGGAGCAGCAGCCTGTGGTTCCGGGCCATACACTTCCGCCCACGGCCCAGGATTGGAATCGGCCGGCCACCCGTAGTCAGGCCCCGACCCCGGTGCCGGCCCGGTCCATTCCTGACCGGTCCCAGGATCGTAGGAATGCGTGCTGCCGTCAGGATTCGTGTAATCCGCGTATCGGTACGGATCCTCGTCTTCGATGTAGTTTCCGTATTCGTCTGTCGCCACGTTAGTACCCCCTCGGCGCCGCCATGCGGCGCGGACGTAGATTGAGCACTTGACCCGCCGTCGTCGGATTCACGGGTTGATAGCCTGGCGCGGTGGCATCAAACGGAGCCGGACTCGGTCCGTTCAACATCGGTGAGGCTGAGAACGTCCGTGATCCGGGCGGTAGATTTGTCGGCGTGCGTCCGTCCATGCTCCACGGCGATTCACTGGACGCAGGCGGCATCGGAGGACCCACGCCCGCTGGAGCCACACGCGGATTCGGCGCTGAGGAATCGAACTTCAGCCCCAACATGTCGCCCAAGCGTTCCAAGGCGGCCTGACTCGCCGCCCGATACGGGGCGCGCCGTGCTTCCGCCGCTTCCGCCTGCGACTGGTTGTAGTCCGCAATCTGCCGATCCCTCAGCCGCTGTTCTTCTTGCGCCTGCCATTTCTGCGCCTCGAACTGCTGCTGAATATCGAATTGCCGCTTGGCTTCGGCGTCGCGTTCGCGTTCGTACTGCAGGGACGCGTCATCGGCCCTGGCTTGCACTCCCGACGCGCGGCGCGCCGACGCGCCGGCTGTCCTGGCGCCATAGACCGTCGCCCCAGCTCCGAGGGCTCCGACAATCGCAGGGATGGCTATTGCGGCAGGCATGGGCGCTCCAATGGAATCACGTAGTGGTCTCCGGGCAACCGCTGCCCGTGTAAGCTGGTAATCAACGCGCGCACCTGATCCGTCACGGCTCCCGTCAGCACCGTCCGAGCGCCCCACCCTGTGGCGATCTCGCGCATGCCTCGAAGTAGTCGCTTCACGACGCCGAACACCCCTCGATAGGCCGGGTCCACCCAGACGCATTCGACGTGAACCATCCGGAGCACCGTCCACGTCCCAACAATCCGCCCCTCATGCTCGACCACCAGCACGCGCGCATTCTCCGGATCCAGATGCGGCCAGAGCGTCTCCGCTTCCGTGCCCGCCAACAGCGGCCACTCGTGCGGCTCGAGCACGCGGCTCGTCATGAGTCCTCGCTGACCGACTCCAATAGAATCGACAGCTCGTAGGCCATCGCCGCCGCCGGATTGCTGTTGTACGCCACTGCATACGACACGGGCGTCGAGGCGTCGAGATGAATCAACACGGGGCCGCTTGGCTCGTTCGTCCCCGTCGTGTTGGCGTTCTTCAGTGCCCCGACAAACGTCTGCGTCACCCCGTTGCGCGTCCAGCTGATCGTGATCTGGAAGTCGCTGGACACCCCCGCCGGTGTAATCACCTGGGCGTACCAGCTGACGCGATACAGCCCCGCGGCTAACAGGCCGGTCGGGATCGCCGTCGTGCCCACCGCCGCCGTGAGTGCGCTCGCGCCGAAGAACTGCACCTTGCCGCCCGCCACCTGACTGGGGGCTGCATCGATCGACTGCCGCACGTTGCGAAACCACGTCAGGAGTGGCAGCGTAAACAGCTGCGTCTCGGCATCGATCGGCGCCTGCCGACTCGGGAAGGGCGCTCCCTGGAATGACATACATCAGGCCGCCTGCGTGCCCGCGCATTTGCGGACGTCGAGATACGCATCCGAGATTCGCCATGCCACCGGATCGGTACAGACGATCTCGAACACCATGTTTCGGGCCATGCCGAGTTGGCGAAATTCCACGCGCGCCCAGTACTGCCCCTGTTTCCCAGCCGGACATGCGTGCTCGTTGCCCCACGTTCGCCCGCCATCTCGAGACACGCGCAGCACGACCAGTGGATTCAGGCCCTGCCCGGAGCCCGTCCCGACGCCGACCTCCATCAACAGTTGGAACGTGTCGCAGATCAGCCGATCCATGCCCGCGATCACCGCGGGCGACCGTCGCAGCCGACGAATCGGCCGCGCCTCCACGTCCAACGGATAAATCTGATCCATCCGGTAGATCACGGCCCCCTCGGGATCGCCCATCAGGTGCTGGCCAAAGGCGAACGTATGGAAGACAGGCCGTGAATAGGTGTAGCGCCCGACCTCTGACAGCCACGTGCCGCGCTTCGCCCACGGATTGGCCTTGCCCACCACGACCGCGTCGAACGCCCACGTGACTTTTGCGGTGAAAAACGTCAGGAGATAGAACAGGTGCCCGTGTTCGCCATACACCTGTCCAATGGCGTCCGAAATCCGCGCGGTGTCGTTGTAGCCGGCGATCGCGAGCTCGACGGCATGGGTACTCACTCGCTGTGGGGTGAACCCCGACTGCCGCACGACGGTAAAATCGCCTTCCACGCCTCGACTCAGCCAGATCGCGGTATCCCCGAGCTGTTGAATGGAGAACGTCGCCGCGATCCCGCGCGCAAACTGCCCAGACGGGTCCGGCGCGAACGGAATCGGAAACGCCCCAGAGTTGTACCAGCTCTCCCCGGTCTGTGTACCGGGCAGGATGATGTAGCCGTAGGGCGTGACGTGCATCGCCATCCAGGGATCGGTGCCAATCGTCCGCTCGAAATACTGCGTCGGATCCCACGTCGTCAGATCGAACAGATCCGACAACTGCACCCGTCCCGTGGCTATGTCGAACACTAAGCCGTACCCGTAGAGGACCGCGCCCATCGTGGCCCCGCTCGCCAGTTCTTCAATCAGTGTGTCCGTCGCCAGATCGTAGGAGTACGCCTTATCCCCGCTCGTGATCAGCAACTGCCCACCCCCGGGGCCGTTCGTGCTGAATGTCGCCGGATGGCTATCGACGGCGAGTGTGCCGCGCGCCGTCACCACGCCCCCGGCGTCGATCTCGATCAGCGAGGCACCCATCGCGGCAAACGTGCGTCCTGACGCGTCATCCGTGAAGAGGCCGCGATTCCCGGCCGCCATCGTCGTGGCAAACGTCTGCACCCCCGGCGTGGGGTAGAGCGCCGTCTTGGCACTCGCGCCGGGTACCTCCATCGCCTCGACGTAATAATTCACAGTGTCTTCCTGATCCGCGATGGGACTCTGGGAGACGTAGGAGCCACCGATGAACGTGGGGAACGGGCGCATCCTACCGATAGAACGCAAACACGCTGGTGGCCGCGCCGAGCGAGCTCACATAGGACGCTTTGATCGGCAACGTCTGCCCCGCAATGCACGGCAACGCCACCGAATTACCGCCTTGTAGAACAATCGTGAGCGTGCCTGCCGCGCCGATGTAGAGGGCATCGCAGAGCCCTTCAGGAAACTGCGCGGTCCGCGCGGCCACCGCCACGACTCGCGTATAGGGAATCTGCATCTATCGTCCTCCACCGACGCCGGAGCGCCAGGAATAGCCACCGCTGGTACCGCTCGGCATCCCGCTCTGCCGCGTCCGAATCCGCACGGGCGCGTTGTTATTCGCGAACACCACGGCCCGCGCCTCTTGGGCCTTCTTCCCTAACCCCTGAGGCATCGGCACCGTGTACGGCCCAGTCAAGTCCTCGGCCAGCGTCAACGTCAGCGCCCGCTGATACCCCGGCGGCCAGGTGACGGTGGACCCGAGATCCGCGTCCGCGACTTGCGCGAGCACGTACCGCACCTCGAGTTCCACCACGTAGGCCGTGTTCGGCACCGGCCAGAAGTAGATCGAGCCGTTCGGCCACGCCGGGGAGTAGTAGACGTCCGTGGGCACGCTCGAGCGCACATTCGGCACCGGCTGCGCCATCCACCACGCGTCATCGCGAATCGTGATCGGGATGCGAACAAGGCTCACCCCACTCCCAATCAGGAGATTCACCCCGATGAGCGCCACCGGACGCTGCGTCACCGTCCACGTCGCCCCGGTCGGCCCGATGGTGTGCGGGCTCAGATTCGCGGTGATCGTGAACGTCGGGAACGTCTTGGTGTACGTCGCGATCTGCTGCGCGTTCCACTGATCGAGAATCGCGTTCCACCGCACCAAGGCCAACGACTGCATGTCGGACGGCACGGTTTCCACGGGATCCACAACCCCGAGTTCTAACAGTGCGTCCCGCAGCAAATCCGAGGTGGTCACCCTAGTTCACCGTCTCATCCTTGCGAGGACGCCCGCGCTTCTTCGGAGCGTCGGCCGGCGCCTCGACGGGCTCACCGGGCTCC